ATCCAGGCGTTGATATTAAATATGGTGATGATTGTGAGGCACAAGATAATACAGCAGATGTTACGCACATTCAAGAACTTGGATTTAAATCGACTATTGACGTAAAAGACTATTTACATTCCTAGTAGAATGTGTTATAATATAGTTATTACAAGGAGAAATATATGAGTATTATGGATAAACTTCAGAAGAATAGTAAGATCAAAGAAACTTCTATTCTTGCCGATTCAAAATTTTTTACAGAAAAAGATATGGTTGCCACCAGTGTTCCTATGATCAATGTGGCACTATCTGGTTCTGTCGATGGTGGTCTAGCGCCCGGTCTTACTGTACTTGCAGGTCCATCAAAACACTTTAAGACTTCGTTCGGTCTTATTATGGCAGCAGCTTATCTCAAAAAACATAAAGATGCTGTACTCTTATTTTATGATTCAGAGTTTGGTTCACCTCAAGCTTATTTTGAACAATATGAAATTGACACGACAAGAGTTCTTCATACTCCAATTAAAAACATTGAAGAACTAAAATTTGATTTGATCGGTCAGTTGGAAAATATTGAACGTAAAGACAAAGTCATAATTATGATTGACTCAGTTGGCAACGTAGCATCTAAAAAAGAATTAGAAGATGCTATTAATGAAAAATCTGTTGCTGATATGTCACGTGCTAAAGCTCTTAAGGGTTTATTCCGTATGACAACGCCTTATCTAAATATGCGCGATATTCCTTTGATTGCTGTTAATCATACGTACATGGAGATTGGTCTATTCCCTAAAGCTGTAGTCTCTGGTGGTACTGGAATCTATTACTCTGCTGATAATATCTGGATCTTAGGTCGTCAGCAGGACAAAGTTGGTACAGAAATTAAAGGCTACCACTTTGTTATTAACGTGGAGAAATCTAGGTATGTCAAAGAAAAGTCTAAAATACCTATTAGCGTGTCTTGGGATGGCGGCGTTCAGTCTTATAGCGGCCTTCTCGACGTCGCTCTTGGCGGCAATTACGTTGCTAAGCCTAGTAACGGTTGGTACTGTCGTGTTGATAGAGATACTGGAGAACTCGTCGATCCGAAATGTAGAGAAAAAGATACATTGGAAGCCGGATTTTGGGAACCAATCTTTGCAGAAACCGATTTCAAGGATTATATTCAATCCAAATTTGCCATTGGAGGAACGAGAGATAATGTCCTTGTACTCGCCGATTCCGCATAAGGAAAACGAAACTTATGTGCTAGTACCTGGAGGAGACGGCGATCAGCATTGGCTAGTTCGTTTTCTCGAAGGTCCGTTTGCTGAAACTGTAATTCAATTTGGATCTATTAGTGTCAATGAAGAAGCTCAAGGCAATATGTCTTTTAACTTCTTTGTTGAATCATCGCCTGATACTGAACTTACGTCTGAGAATGTTGACTTACAATTATGGGCTGGAGATGTTTTGCAAGAAATTTTACGAGAAGCTATTGAAACAGGTAGTGCAGTAATGAAAGAAAGAGAATGAAGATTTTAATTTGTGGATTGCCTGGTAGCGGTAAGACTACACTTGCAAAACCATTAGCTGAATTACTTGGTGCAGTATGGATCAATGCTGATCAAGTAAGAACAAAATACGATGATTGGGACTTTACACCTGAAGGTCGTATTCGTCAAGCACAACGTATGAGGTATCTTTCAGACGGCGCGGTAATGGCAGGTAAAGTGGCTGTAACTGACTTTGTAGCACCAACAGAAAAAGCACGTAAAGCTTTTGAAGCTGACTATGTAATTTGGATGGATACTGTAAATAAAAGCAAATCTGTAAATGGACCAGCAGCTGAAGGTAGTACATTCGAGCAAACTGATAAGATGTTTGAGAAGCCTGCAGATTGTAATTACCATGTTGCAGATTGGTTTGAAGATACTCATGCACAATTATTACCAATTATTAAAAATTATATGGAAAGGAATAAGTAATGGAAGCAGCAATTATACTAGGATTATTAGGTTATGGTATGCATCAATACATTGATCATAATGATAAGCCGACTACACAATATGTTTATTCTACTCAAACAACCGAAGATGTTGAAAGCTGGGCCAAAATTAATAATCAAATTAAAACAATTGCTCAAGTTGATTGGTCGAAAGCTGGCAATTCAAAGGTTGGTGATTCTCCTGAAACAGGGGTTCAGTGGGTATTTGTTACAGGCGGAGAATAATGAAATTTAATCCATTAAATCCTACAGTTCAAATGCTTGGTCGTTGGCAGCCATGGCATGATGGTCATTCAGAACTATTTAAACGATGTCATGCTATGACCGGTCAAGTTGCTATTATGATTCGACAGGTTCCAGAGAAACGGGAAGCAAACTCCCGTGTACCTGGGCAAGACGATAATCCATTTGATCTTGAGACGGTAAAACAAAATATTATTGATGGTTTAGCAAAAGAAGGGTTTACTTTTGATGAAGACTTTGTTATAATAGTATTACCAAACATTGTTGACATTAGTTATGGTCGCGGTGTTGGTTATACATTTACAGAGCATCAATTTGGTGAAGAGATTACAAGTATTTCTGCCACCAATATTAGAGCGCAAATGAGAGAAGAAGGTAAACTTGCAAGCAAATCTTGAACAAACGATCTTACGAAATCTTTTAACTGATGAAAACTATATGCGTAAGGTATTACCTTTCATCAAGCCGGATTATTTCGAAGGTGTTTATCGTATATTATTTAAAGAAGCTGGTAAGTATGTTGGTAAATACAATAAACTGCCAACTGCTGAATCTTTTAAAATTGAACTTGATCAAACTGATAAACTAACCGGCGAACAGTATACAATGGCAGTTGATATTCTGCCACAACTGTTTACCGGTGAACAGATTGACAATCAATGGTTACTTGACACTACAGAAAAGTGGTGTCAAGATAGAGCCATATATAATGCTATTATGGAATCGATTTCTATTATTGATGGCAAACATGAAACAATGACAAAGGGTGCATTACCAGATCTTCTTAGTCAAGCTCTCGGTGTTGCATTCGATACAAATGTGGGTCACGATTATGTTGAAAACTATGAAGAACGTTTTGACTTCTATCATACCGAAGAAGATCGTATCCCGTTTGATCTCGATTATCTTAATCGTATTACAAAGGGTGGTGTACCGCGTAAAACACTTAACATTGCCCTTGCAGGTACTGGCGTTGGCAAGTCTCTATTCATGTGTCATGTTGCTGCTGGTGCTTTGGTAGAAGGCAGAAATGTCTTATACATAACTATGGAAATGGCAGAAGAAAGAATTGCAGAACGTATCGATGCTAATCTTCTCAATACACCGATCGATCAGTTGTCTAATATGTCACGCGAAATGTTTAAAAACAAAGTTGAAGACATTGCTCGTAAGACAGCAGGTAAATTGATTGTAAAAGAATATCCTACTGGATCTGCTCATGCTGGTCATTTTCGTGCTTTGTTAAATGAACTGAAGCTTAAACGTCAGTTCGAACCAGATATTATTTTTATTGATTATCTTAATATCTGTGCATCATCAAGAATGAAAGCTATGGGAGGATCGATCAATTCTTATACATACATTAAGGCGATTGCTGAGGAACTTAGAGGATTGGCGGTGGAGTTTAATGTACCGATTTTCTCGGCGACTCAAACGACTCGGTCTGGCTTTGGTAATTCGGATGTCGGTTTGGAAGATACATCTGAGTCTTTCGGCCTACCAGCTACGGCGGATCTTATGTTCGCTCTTATCGCGACTGAAGAACTTGAGCAGCTTGGGCAAATGATGGTCAAGCAACTGAAGAATAGATATAATGATCCAACACAACATAAAAGATTTGTTATTGGTGTAGATCGATCTAAGATGAGATTATATGACGTCGATATACAAGAACAAACATTAACAGACGATACTCCAGTTTTTGATAACACAGAAACAGGACAAAGGTTTAAGGATTTTAAGCTATGAGATATAAAGGACCAACAGTAAGTACCTTTTGGGGTGATGAAAATTATTCTAATAGAATGGCGCACGTTATGCTTAATGAAATGGGATTTTACGTTGATATGTACAAAGATGAAAAGCTTATTGAAAGCAGACCGCTGTACGAACATAGTGAGATCTATGCAGAAAATGCTGCAGAAAATTATGTATTAGGAATTCTGAATCCATGAATGTAAAACTAATTAGTTATTCACAAGGGGAAAAAAATGAAAGTCTCCAAGACATCATTGCCTATACGGCCCGTGTCTCGAATCCATCCAACCAAGACAACACCGAAACGTCAGAAAGACTATTACGATATCTCATCCGAGAAAAACACTGGTCACCATTTGAAATGGTTAGCGCTTGCTTGGAAGTAACTACAACGCGTGATATTGCAAGACAACTACTACGACATAGATCATTTTCTTTTCAAGAGTTTTCTCAAAGATATGCAGATCCTACTAAGGATTTAAATTTTCATATGCGAGAAGCAAGACTGCAAGATACAAAAAATAGACAAAATAGTATTGAATTATCTGATATGATGGATAGTGATCAGAGAGTTGATTTAGAACTTAATTGGTTACAAAAACAAGCAGGAGTTATAAATGAAGCAAAGAAAGCCTACGAATGGGCTATTGAAAGTGGCATTGCTAAAGAACAAGCTCGTTCAGTTCTA